CCTGCACTGATTTGTTTTTTCTGTTCTATAGTCTTTTGTGCTTTCTTTGTTTGAGTTTCTCTAACCTTTTTTACTGCACCATCTATTCTTTCTTTTAATGTTCCCACATCAGATTTTAGTGCATTTCTAGTAGCAAATCCACTTAATGTTCCTGATACAAGAGCAGATGTTCCCATCACTGTTGCAGTTCTGAGAGGGTCGTAGTTTTCTCTTATACCCATCTCTTTTTCTGCACCTTGAACAACAACATCAACTACACCTGCTTGTGTAGCATCAATAGCTCCTGTTGTTGCAGCACTTAATAATATCTGAGTAACAGTTTTTCCTGCAAGTTTTTTACCACCATACTTTAGAATCTCTTTACCTGCACCTAAAGATATTACGGATAAAGGAGCAGATATGTTGGCTGCAATATGTCCACCAACAGTATCTACAATATCAAATAACTCTTCTCCAACAGTCATGCCTTCAAATCGCTTTGTATCAAATATTGTGGCTAAACTATTTGTTTTTCTATATACTCTAGCAGCTCTTGCTTTTATTTCACCAAACTTTTTAGCTTCATTCTGAAATCTTATTCTTTGTACATCATTAGTTGCATTATTAGCCTTTTCAATAGCTTCTTGCTCTTTTCTTGTAGTGTCTTTTAGCCAATCTAATTCTGCTACTGCATTCATTTCATTTGATGTAATAAATCTATAATTGTCAATCATATCATCGACTAGATTTTCTTTATTCAAATCTCCTTTTAAAAAAGGCAATGTAAAGACATTCGTTCCAACATCTTTTTTAGTACCAAATCTGTCTTCTCTATATTGAAGTACGTCATTGAAATACTCATCATCATTTATTAAGTCTTTTTTGGAGAGAGTTTGTTGGGGTTGTTGGTCAACCTTTTCTACAGGAGTTGTAGTTATTTGAGGGGGTACAACAGGTTGTTGATTGAAACCTAATTCATCATCTGTTCTATTTTGTAGAGACATGGTGTTGCCTTATTATTGTCCAAAAATCGGTATATTTGTAATATCTCGTGGTGGTGTAGAATTGTCTTGTAATACATTAGCTCCTAAATAAATATATTTTTGTTTAGTTGTAGGATTAATGTATATTTTACCAAATTCAGGTGTTACGTTTGCACTTGCACTAATAGGAGGAATAGTGTTCGCCAAAGCCATAAATTTAGAAACAATATCAGAATTTAATAAACCATCTACATTTTGTTCTTTAATATCTTGCATTATACTTTGAAAAGCATTTTGTTTAACCTTCTGTAATAATGCTGGTTTATTTGATGGCAATATAAAAGAACCTGTGGTCTGATTAAATCCTGTTGCTATTTCAGCATAACCATCATCTCTTAAAAATTTGTATCGTTTCATTAAATTATTAAAAGTAAAATCACCAATAGCTATTTTCTTTTTCAATTCTTTTGCTTGTGCAGTTTCTTTTTCTAAAGCAATCTTACTTCTTTTTTCTTGTAAATCTTTTATTCTTTGATTTTGTTGAATTTGATCTACATCAGCTTGTGATACCTCTACTTTATCTTCTAATAATTCTCTTTTTAATGGTATATCAGCTACTTTTGCTTTTAACAATGCCTTTTTATCTTCAAAAGTTGAAATGTCTTGCTCTATTTGTTGTGTTCTCAAGGTTGCTTGTTTATATTGCTCTAATTTTAATGCATCTACAGGTGATCCTTTTACCCTAATAGCAGGTCCTTCAGGCACAGGTTTCTGTTCCATGTATCCTGTAGAAGCAACTAGATTGTCATATATTTTACTTGTATCAGGTTTTACAAAAGCAGTTTCTTTATATGCACCCAACGCTTTAGCTTTAGCTTCCAAATCTAATGTTGGCATTGGTGCTAATTCTAAAGCATAGCTTTGAGCTATTTGATCAAGACTTCTATCTGAACTTACATCTTTTAACGATCCTTCATCTACATAAGAATTTAAATAACTAAAACCATCTGTCTTGCCTTTGTTAAGATAAGCATATTGTTGTTTTCTAGAATTAGCATCATTAAGAACATTTTGTAATTTATTGCCATTTGTTGTGTATATAGAAGATGCTATCTCATATTTTATGTTATCAGGAAGATCACTCTCTTTAAAAAAGTTATTTACAATAGTGGATAAATCTCTTTTAACTCTGCTTGATATTAGCTTTTGTTTAGCAGAAGCAGCTTTTAACTGTGGAGCAGTATTATCAACAAATTTATTCATTGCATCTGTCATGTCTTTTTGTCTTTTTTCTTCAGTTACACGAATAATATCTGCAGCTTTACCACCTGCTATCATAGCTGTTCTTAAAAATCCTAAAGCCATTACTCTACTTCCTCATCTTGTTTTGGTCTAGCCATTAAACCTTTCTTTTGCTCTTGCACAGTTTCTTTTGCTAGTTTTGTTATCTCTTCTTGTTGTTCAGGTGTCACAGGTTTTGCACCTTGTAGTTCTAATACTGCATCTTCAACCATTTTATCAGATACTTCTAAGTCCATAGTAGATTCAGTATTATCAATATTATATTTAATACCTGCTACATCTCCCATACCTTTTAAGTATTCTACTATAATAGGATTAACCAATACTCCTACATCAATATTATGTTTACCTTCCATAGCTCCAACAAGAGTCATTGTTTCTGCTATTGTTGTTAAAGATGTACCACTCTCTAATAGTCCTAAAACTTGATTAGTATATTTAGGGTCTCCGATACGAGGTATATAAAAATCCAATGCATCTTCAACTGTAGACATTTGAGATGGAGTCTGCCAAGGTCTAGCACCAACCTCATGTGTCAATCCCATTCCGGGAATAGGAGCATCTAATTCAGGTTCTAATGATCTTGCCATTTACTGTTCTCCAATATCCATATTTTTTTTAAAAGCATCTCTTATAACTTTTACATAACGAGTTGTTTTGTCTATGTCTTCTGACATATCAGATTCAGGTCTTTTCAGTAAACTTTCTCTCTTAGTTTCTGTAGGACTATTGTTCATTTTTTTTACTTTTTGGTCAATAGAAAACCATGATCTACGATTGGCTTGAATATAACTTGTCATTTTTAATACCTATCTTTTTTTCTTTTTCAGTTATCATATCCATGAAATAACGAATAATAGATTTGATTCTAGGTTTGTTTTTAATAAACTTAGCAAACCTTTCACCATACCTCTTATATATCCACACGAACCATTTTGGAGCATCTAAGTCTAACCAATTTTTAAACTTGACCCATCTAACATCTTGAGCACCATAAACTTCTCTAGCTACCCAACATAACCAACTACCAACTAAAGAATCTGCACCTGCAGTTAAGATAGTTCCAACCATAGAACCTAACCCTGATGCTGCTTTTGCATCTGCTTCCATTTCTCTTGATTTCATCAAAGAGTCTGCTTGTATGTTTGCAGTTGCTAATTTGTTAATTCTATCTAATTCACTCTCTGCACTTGTCCATGCCCACTCCATAGTATCTGAATAGTATTGCCATAAATTATCATAGGCTTGTTTTGATACGTCTAGTATTGCATTTGCATTTATTTCATTAGCTCTATTTATCGCTGCAGTATCTGCAGTAGCAATCTCTCTTCTCCATACTGCATTGTTCTGTGCTATAGCTAATTGATTTTGTGCATTAAACTGATCACGTTGATTATTAAGTTCTGCATTAAATCTCTCTACAGTATTAGCTTGACCTGCATTAAACTGTGCTTGTGCATTTGCTTGTGTCGCATTATACTGTCCTATTTGAGTTGCTAAATTAGCAAAAAATTGATCAACCTGATTCTGTGATGTAGCATTAAATTGTCTACTTGCGTTTTCTGCAGCTTGATCTGTTAGTAAAGATTGTATTCTCTGTTGAGATTTAAACAAGTTTGTTTGTTGAGTATTAGAGAGATTAGCCATATCTCTTTGTAAAAATGCTTGTGCGTTTTGAACTGAGGATTGTTGTCTATTATTAAGATTAGACATATCAAGATTAGCTAAAGCAGATGCTTCTGCTATTACTAAAGCCTGTCTATTAGACAGATTATTTAAATTCATAGTGTTAGCTAGTTTACTGTTCTCTAACGCTATTTGTTGATCTGCAGTAAAATTTTGATTAGCTATGTCTGCTATTTTAGATGCATTTTGAACTCTAGATTGAAACTCTTGATCAAACTCTAATCCTATAAAATTAGCTCTTTGTTGAGCAGCTAACATAGCACGTTGTTGTCTGTTAGATAGATTCTGTGTCTCAAACTGTGCTTGTATTTGTGCATCTGCTTGTGCAATAGGTAGTGCAGATTCCATTGCAGCTTGAACAAGTGCCTGTCCTGCTATACTAGAAGCACCAAGACCTCTTTGTTGCATTACTGCTTGAACACCTCTTATTGCACCTGCTGCCCATGCAGGAGGATTTGTTGCATCAAAGTTTGCAGTTAGTAATCCTAGTTGCCCTGCTACAGATGCTTTGTCAGTAGGGGTAGCAGTTGCTGCTTCTACTTGCTCAGTAAATGTTTTAGCACGTTCTGCATTAGCAGTGGAACTTATTAACTCTCCTGCCTGTATTTCTCTTTGAGTTGGATTATTTATTAAAGTAGCATTACCTTGAGCTGCGTTTAAATTACCTACACTAGAGGCTATTTGTTGTGCTGCAGTAACTTGTGCTCTTGGATCATCAGGAGTAGTTTGAGCAGCTTGGGTTGCATCTAAAGCAGTTTCAACAGATTCAGTAACTTGATCTGCAGTCATCAAATTAGCAGGAGTTTCTTGTCTTTGTTGAACACCTGTTGTTGTAGCCATTGTGGTAGGAACAGATACTAATCCTTGCATAAGACCTGTATTTGGATCAATGTATTGTTCTTGTGTTTGCCCTATACCTACAGGTTGTGTTACACCTCCTACAGGCAATGCAGGTTGTTGCATTCTTGTTGCAGTAACCTCACCTATTGCTGCAGAGGAATTTGGAGTGCCTCCCTCTTGCATCTTAACAACACCACCACGAGCCATCTGTTTTGCAGCTTCTTCATAGACAACCATCTGTCTCTTCTTCTCAGGATTTTGCTCTAGAAAGTTATCAAACTGCTCCATAGAACCTTTGTATCCTAAACGATTAGCTATCTTCTGCATAGCATTTGGTTTAAAACCTGTAAATATTGCCACTATTTAGCTCCAATTAATATCTTATCTAACTTATCTTCTAATCTTTTCATTGCATCCATGATATCATGCATATCTTCTTTAACATCATCTTTACGTGCATACTCTTCACGAGTCTTATTTAATAATATCTGCAATCTTTTTACCTCTTGAAACATCTTGTTGAATGCCCAACCAAATGGCACAACGACCAATGTAAGGATAACGTTCCAAAATAACATTGCATCTATTTCCATGTTTAGTCGGCATCCTTGATGGTTAGTGTTCCTGCTTTGACTTGTCTAAGTATTTCTTCGTAGTGTCTGTTGTTAGGGTCTAATGGTATTTCCATACTAACACCATCTATAGTAGCCTTTATACCATAGTTGTCGCTAGATAGTTCCCAACTATTAGTCTTTTCGTTGTAAATTTCAATTTTATAATATTGTGGATTTGATATAATCATAATTCTGCTTCCGATACTAAACTATAGGCTGCTGGACTACCAAAAGAACCAGTTCTTCTATAAGTTGCTTTTTTTGTTGAGTTAGATAGATTAGATAAGCTACCAGAGCCTTGGTTTGTTACAGTTAAAGAGGGTGTTGCTCTTTTTTCAACTTTATAAGTAGCTGTTAAATCCTCTCTGTCACTTGAACTTGTTTGGTCATTATAATGATAAGAATTAGCATAGGCTTCTGCAACTTCATAGTATCTACTGCATAAACTAAATTCTTCTCCAAATGACCTATGCTCAAATGGTGTGGCTTGTGAGCCTACTTCTAATTGGACTCCAGTTAGAAAAAACTCTCTATCTGTGCTATCATAAAACGAGGTTTGATTATCCACAACTCTTTGATTTCCTGTAGTATGCCAAACATTACTCGTGTGTGTTCCCCCTGTAAAATCACTACCTGCATGAAGCCAAAGAAATAAGTAAAGAGATAGAGCATTATCATTGTCTAATGCACCAGTTGTATCTCCATCATATGTAAGTGTAATTCTATTCCATGATGTTGTTACAGAAAACTCTTGCGAGTTAAATCTTGTGTTGTCTTGATCACGAAGTTCAGCAGTATATGTAGCATTTGCATTCCCTTTTACATAGAAAGATACAGTTACTTTTTCTGCATCACTTGTTCCCTTTTTTAGTTGTTGTAAATTCTGACCCTCTATAGCTTGACCAATTATTAATCCCTCACCTGACCCAATAGATGTATCTGCTGTAGTACACTCTAACTTAACAGAGTTTGGAAATCCATTTGGTGTATCAGTACTTTGTGTCATGGTAAGCCTACCTGCTGTGCTACCAAATCCATAAATTGCAAATCTATCTACAGTATAATAAGATGAACTGCCACCTAATCCAGTAGAACTTGTTCCTCTCTGTGCAACTTGCATTGCACCATTAATGATAATATTTCTTCGCCCACCAATCTGTCCGTTGGTTAGGACTTCACCCATCTTTGCTAATTCTGCTGCTTTACTCATGCTAAGTCTCCTAAACTATGAACAGTACAAACAAGAACATCCTGTGTACTATCTACTGAGTTTTCTACTACCTTTAAACTTCCTGCTGCTAAAACACTTAAAGTTAATAATCTATCTGTATATCCACTACCACCTGCACCTGTTGTTGGAGAATAATCAGCATCAGAAAAACTGCTAGTATAATTTACTGTGTAAGTTCCTGTTGCATTATCAGTTATACTTCCTACATTGTAGCTATCTCTTGTAGCTATAGTGCCTGTTCCGTTGAAGTTAATCCATGCTTTAGCACTACCACTAAATAGCACACTCGTAGCAATACTATTATTACTACTTGCATCTGTTAATGTGTTTACTCTTAATATACTAGCCATTATGCTAAGTCTCCATCTATAGTAACATAGTTTTGTAACATATCTGCTTGGGTAGAATTATTGTAACAAGTTGATGTTAACAAAGTGCTTGTTGTTAATGCTGTATCTTCACTACCACTTACAAAAGAAGGATGAGCATCATAGTTTTCATCTGTAGCACCTCTTAATCCTGCAAACTGTGGACAGTAATCATTACTTGCAAAATTATTAGTAAACCCTAATGTGTAATCACCTGTTCCCCTATCTGTTAAACTGGCATGATTAAAACTATCTCTAACTGAAACTGTACCTGTGCCATCATAATTAACCCAATATTTAGCTAATCCTTGTTGCAGATTAGTTGTTGTACTATTGCCTTCACCTGTAACATCAATAGAACCTGCTGTGGTTACACCTGTAAATTTATCTACTTTAAGTTCACTTGCCATTATGCTAAATCTCCATGAATAACAAAATGTGTAGGGTCGGTGTCTTGTTGAGCACCACTATGATGAACATTTTTTGTAGTATTTCCAGTAGTTGCTTGTGCAACACCATCTGAACTTATATAACTAAAAAAGTTTCCAGTAGAAGCTCCAACGACACTTCCTGTCACAGGATGTTTTGCTGTTCCCATATTATTTGTGTAAGTAAATGAATAATCCCCAGTATCATTGTCTGTAATACTTGCTATATTAAAACTATCCACTATAGCTATAGTTCCTTCACCATCAATAGTATGCCAAGCCTTTGCTATACCTTGAACTAGGTTTTGTGTAACATTACCACCATCAGATACATAAGTGGAAGTATTACCTACCTTAACATTCGTGCCACCTGACCCTGCTTTATCTACAATGGTATCTACATTTAATTGACTTGTCATACGATACTCCAATAACCATTAACAGTAACTGTTGCTGATTGTGTTATAGGACCTGCTGATAATCCGTTGGTACTAGAACTGATTGTTATATCTGCACTTATCTACATGGTCATTTAAACTTGCACCTTGTACTAATACAACACTTGTACCACTTGTTGCAGTGTAGTCTGTTCCTGCTTTGAGTAACACACCATTTTGATACACATCCATGTACAAACTATCTGTGTAGTTTAGTGTCAAAGAGTTTGCATCACTGCCACTAAAAGTTGTTTGACCTGCAGTAGCCTGATACACAAATCTGTTTCTTACCCCATTGGTGGGTGACTTGCCTATATATCCCATAGTTTATCCTACTAAATATCCACTTAAACATGACATTGAACCATAATAATCTGTGTTATTATATGCACAAACTAAAGTTACATAATCATTTGCACTTAATTGTAAACAAGTGCTAAATCCTCCAGCATTATCAGGTGATGAAGCATTATGACTATAAAATTGTACCAATGGATAACCAGTACTTGTGTGATTAAAAATAGTTCCATTAACAGCTATAGTAATTCCACCAGTATTATTTGCTTGTTGAAGATAAGATGACGCATTAAATTGATAGACCCCACTAATCGGTGCAGTAAATCTATAATTACTTGTATTATAATGACTACCAATATTATATTTTGTTGCATCTAAAACAAGAACTGTACCTGCACTTTGATTTTCTGACCAAGCACTAGTTGTTCCATGAGCAAAAAAAGCAGGTTGTGATGATTTAGTTATTTGATTATTAGCAGAAATGCTTATGCCACTTATGCCTTCGCCTTGTACTTTAGTTAAAGCCATAGCCTACTCCTTATGCGTATGGACTGTCACCTAATACAGATGTATCCCAAGCTGCCTTGAGCTTTGCAATAGTATCTGCA